GACGGATCAAACGTGCCTTGATTGCCCGACGCAGATTTTATCTGTTCCGGATCAAAAGCAATGTAGCTGTCTTGCGCCTCGGGGTAAATCTTTTTAAATGCATCGTCGCTAAGGTGGCTTAGATTTTCCGGACTTGGTCGTTTGCCTAAATCATTCAAACCTTCGCGACGGTTTAAGTAAACAATGCCGTCGTGGCCGTGTTCTTTTAAAGCGTTTTGAAGTGCCTCTTGTGGTTCAGAGTTTTCTAAATATTTAAAACTTTTTTCTACTATTTCTTTAGACAATTGACTCATAGCACGTCGAGGAGAAAACGAACCATTGTCTTGCAAACGAATAGGATTCTTGATGTTCAGGTAAACGGGGTACATGTGCCCACGTTGCTCGAGCTTGGATCCGGTAAATTCATTTCCTTGTTCCTGTGGGCCAAAATGACTGCCCATTTCACTCGATTTGGTGTCAAACTCTTGGAAATTTGGCGTTGGACCGTAATCTTGTAAAGATTTTTGATATAGGGCGCGAGTGCCATGATAAAACACTTTCGGAGACCCGTCAGGGTTTTTTAAATCTGGGTGCGCGTCTTTGTGGAACTCAGCCAAACTTTCCCCACGGCGTGGATCGTCGTGAGGAATGTAGTTTTCCTGATGCTTGGCAATCTTCTCTTGGAATGTTGGCTCGACTTCGCCGCCTTCTTTGTAGGTATGCCATACAGAGCCTTCAGCACCACCGCCAGAGGATTTCTTTTTAGGCAGAGGCGTTCTTAATGGCCCAATAAACGGTATACCCGATCGAGACATGCGCTTGGTTGCATCATTAATAAATTCAGAATGACTATCTTTCACCCTCGACGCTAGGTCTTTGAAACCTTCCTCGGATGCGGTGAGATAAGCAAGTCTCTGTTTGTAGGTATTCCAAGCTTTTTTGCCTCCGCCAGTGAGAGCGTTGGATCCTTGGGGTCCGTTGAGGATTTTCCGTGCGTCACTTTGTGAGAGGCCGGAAGCGACCGATTGATCGATGAATTCATTTCGTATCCTTTTTAAAAGTTGTTTTTTAAGATCTGTGTATTCTGAAGACGTATTATACACAGATTTATAATCGTGCGCCATAATTTTCCCAGTCGGATATAAATTTCCTAATGACTGGTCAGCGGCTTGTCTCAACTTATTATGGTCAATACCATGAGCCCCGTCATCATCAAAACGAGGAACAGTATCAAACATGTACCCATTTGGGTGCCGCATAAAGCTCATATCATGGCCAATATCTGACAATTTCTGAGCAAGTTTACGAATGTGTTGCGGTTCAATCGTATCGGTTGTTGGGACAAACAAAGAGTGGCCGCGGATATAACCATTTTGTGGATTTTGGTTAGGATCCGCCATGTGAACGGCTGATGTAGCCATTGCATCTTGTTTCAAATGTTTGCCAACAATTGCATGCATCATTGCAATCTGTTCATCGTCCATATTTTTAAGAGGAACACGGATATTGGGCGATACAGCCCCCTCAAACGTTCCACCCGCGTCAAATGGGCTTTCACTGGTGGGTGCCGTAATGCGCGTGATATCAGAATTGACGCTTACATCTCCCGTAATGGCCTTTTTAAGCATATCCCAAGGGTGTTTTCCGCGGGATGAATGGAACATCGCGGTTGTTAGACCTTTAAGGTACTGGTCTTGCGATATTTGATCATCATTATTAACCGCATGGCGGTATAATTCAGCCGCTTGGGAACCAACAGGAGTTTGAGTTGTGCCAAACTCAACGGTTGATTTAGGTGCGGCTCTGAAACCAAGCGTTGTATGCCGCAAAGCATCGGCAAACTTCGGATGCATAAAGGCTTCACGAGTTATTTTGTCGCCTTCAATGCCTGGAACACCCGCATTTTGAAGTTTTTTAATAAGTCCGCCCCAAACTTGATGGTAAGCATCACCAGATGGTTCATCCCGAAGATGAACCCACGCAGGAGCTTGGAAATTCCAACTTTGATACTGGAATGGAAGCTCATGACCGTGCTCCTTGTTATACAAATCACGAATTTTGTTAAAATATAACGCCATAGGCTCATGTAAAGACTGGTTTGACGACATAACATCATCAGGAACGCCAAACATTTTGCCAACCCAAACGTCATTGACAGAAATTGGAAACCTTGTTGGTACGCCGCCTGTCAAAGCAAGCGTATCAGAGAAGTGCCCCGTCTTGTTTCCAGGCAAAGCTGACGACCCACCAGAATGCGAACGCGACAAAGCCTGTCTTACGGTTGATGGAATCGTTAAATCAACGTCCGCCGGAACGCCGCGCAAATGTTGGGATAGCACGCCAAGACTTCTTTCAAGGTTTTCACCTGGTTTTGCAAGAGCAGATGTCGCCCCAACAAGATCCATGCCCTTTAAATATTCTTCTGGCGTCAATTCTGGCATGTTCTCAGCCATTTTTTCACCAGAAAGCTCATACCAAAGGTGGTCACGAAACGGCAATGACATGGATTTGTCCCAGTCTTGCGATCCAAAATGAGGTTTTACGTCATGTTCCGTCACCGCATTTTTGGCGGCTTGAGAACTTTCACCAACGGATTGCTCCCAAAGATTTTGCAATATTTCATTGCCGCCCTTATGCGCCTCGGCAAGAGCTTGAGCAGTGCTATTTGCATATGCTTGATGAAACTTACTGTCAGGATCCGCCGCAAGGTTTGACAAAGCAAGCTTGTGCGCACTGTCTGCTTGCCGGATCTCAGGCGTAATTTTAAACCCAACGCCTGGGCTATCAAGAAATTGTTTTGGTAAATCAGCCCAACGGCCTCCATTGGGAGCTCCGGCTGTGTAAGTGCCGCCAACAACCCGATCTGCTTCTGGAACAATGGTGCCCAAACGTTGGTTAACAATATTGCTCCCAACTCGCGTGTCAGCCCGAGCTGCCGCAACTTCTTGTGGCGTTGGAGGTGCTGTTGTGGGTTGCATCGGTTGCCCACGTTGAAGAATGGAACCGATCGTAACAGGCGGAGTACCACCCTTTGCATACCCACTGACAGGCTTAACTGACTTAGCTAACCCTAACACCCCGCCGCCGTCCGCTTTGACAATGACGTGATGATAGACGGGGTGCTCTTTTGTCATCCCGTTCCTTTTCACCAAGATGGATCCGGCTTGTGGCCCAAGGTCAATATTGCCTCGAGTTGTCGGGCGGAGCCTCGGTTCGGATGGCGCGTTTTCGTATCGCGCAAGATCTACGCCTTTGGGAAAATGAGCGTTCAATGCATAGTAATGCTTGCCACGGTTCGTTACAGAGACAATTGTGTTGGTGTCCTCGTGGCCTTCAGGGGCGTCTTGCCACCGCCATCCTGCTTTTTTCTTGAACAGGTTAGTCTTCGTAACCGTACTGCCCTTGCCGGACGTGCCCGTCTCATCCACTGCATCCCTAGAAGCTGTGAAATAAGGTTTCCCGTCACTGCCGATGCCGATCGAAGCCGCCGCGGATTTGTGGCCAGTCACGTCTTGTTTGTCAGGCATCGATAGATATTGCCCACCCGCCGGACGATCATCCTCGGGAAACATGCGTTGCGGCTTAGGAAACACCGACATCGGGTTTTTAATGTCGGGAACGCCACCTTCCGACAGCCTTACTCGAGCAACGGGTTTAATACTCTTGGCAAGTCGGATGGCGTCATTCATTGTGGTTGCTTTCCTGTAATGGCCGGAATCACACTGCCGAGAAGCCGGACAACTTCGTCCTCGCTCTCAGGATGAACCGCGAGGTTCTGCGCCAGATCAATCATCTGGATCCGCTCTTTGGCAAGCATCTCTTGCTCTTCAACGGCACTGTCGCGCTCATCCTTCTGCATATTGGCCTGAAGCGAAGCGGCCTTTAACTTGGTGTCCATCACCTTGGCGTCGGCCACCTGTTTTTTAATCTGGAGATCCGCGGCATCCTTTTCAGTCGGCCCTTGCTGTTCGCCACCCGCAAGCCCCTCTTGCTGTGCCTTGGCCATGTCGATTTGCAAACGCCCCTGATCCAACGCAATGCGAGCCTGAGCCTCGCCTTGCCTTGTGTCGGCGTCTTGCTTCTTGATCTGCATCTCGGCCATTTCCTTCTGCATCTCAGGAGGAGGAGAGCCTTGCGCCTCTGGCGGGATCATGAACTGCTCAGGGTTTGACCAACCAACCGCCTTCAACGCCGCGGTATCAATCGCAATCGGATCGTACAGCGTTGGGTTCGATGCCTGAATCTGCTTCAACGCCATGATCTTCATGAGCCGTTGCGTCTGGCTCGCGGTGTTAGGGTCAGCCTGTGGAACAAGATCAACTTGGTTCACACCACGTAGAAATGTTTCTTGATCCCATGCACGCGCAGGCTTGCGATTCTTTTGCCAGAAGCTCTCAGGGTTTTCCTTAAAGCACTGCACGAGGAGCGCGAACTCTTCGGCCTGAGAGGCGTGCATCCGCTTATGCACCGCGTTCAGCACCTTGGTGGCCTGATCGATCAGTGCGATTGTCGTGCCTACGGGAGCGTCCGCTCTACCTTCACCCACGGCGGCTTCGGCTGTGCCGCCAATGCGCATGCCTGTTTGAGCCATGTTCTCGATGAGGGCCATCAATGTTTGAGATGGCTCCTTGTAAGGCAACGGCATCACGGCCTGATTGATCGGCATGCCGCCCGTCTTGACCAGAGCCCCACCGCCTGGCGGGACGCGGAAAATGTTGGTGTTCTGCCTTGCGCCAGTGTCGGCATACAGGAAGCCTGGGAAGTTGGCATACATTCCCGCATCCAACAGCTCTCTTTGCGCGGCAGTGATGGCGTTGGTCGTGTTGCCCAAGATGTGGAGTAAGCCGATGTCATAGAACCCCATGCCAGGCACAAAGGTGTACTTCACGAAGTTCTGCCTAGCTTCGGGAAGTTCCTCGGTGTCCTCGTCATAGTTGCGCACGATTGAAAGGATTTCGTGCGACGACGCATCGATCGTCACCCGATACGGGATCTCGAGGCCAGTCTCTGTGCCTTTGAGCTTGTGCTCAAAGCCGTTGACGTCCAACTCGCAATAGCACTCGTAGATCTCGCGATCCCGATCGTCAGGGTTTGACTGCCCCGAGCTAATGCCCTGTTGCGCCCTCTTCTCGCGCTGTGTCGCATCGAGATCCACTTGCTTGGGGGTGGAGAGATCAATGTCCTTGTACGCACCAATGATCTGCATGCGCTTCACCACCGATGGCCGCATCATTATGCGATGCGTAACGCGCTTGGCGTTGCTCAGATCGGTGGCCGCGTTGTTGACGATCAGATCGTCGGCGTCAACCGATTCGGAGACAGGACGGCCCCTGAGTGGACAGAAGTAGACTTTTTTGAACGCCGTGCCGCCAAAGCCCAACATGAGAAGCATGCGGTCGGTGTCAGGATAGTACTCTCTGGCTGTGGAGGTAAGGTAGTGATTGAGATCTTTCTCGAGGTCGTTGGCGAGCGTATCACTATCAAGGGTGGCATTGTTGTTGTCCTCGCGAACCTTCACTGGGCCGTCGGTGGGCAACAACTCGGAGCGTGCGTTGGCTTGGAACCGGAGCACCGCCTCAAGCAACAGGGGATGCCGCACCTTGCTCATGCCCTCGACCGGAGCACCGTCTGCCGCACCCGAGATGCCAGGCAATTCGATCCGGAGCCCGAGGAGCTTGATGCCCTGAGCACGGTCCTCGATCCACTCCTTGCGGGATTCGAGGTCATCGCCGATGCCGCGCATGAGGTCTTCGGAGATGCGGGACAGTTCCATCGCGGGGATCTCGTCCACCAGATTGTCAAACCACCCATTGGTGCCCTCGGCCCCCGCCCTCTCGAGCGGACCACCGTCGAGCTTCAGGGTGATGGAGCCGTCATCGTGCTCGATCGTTAACAGGTTGCCCTTGTCATCGAACTCGTGCTGATCGCCACCCTCGTCCGCCATCTCGATGATCACGCCATCTTCGATCGGATCTCGATCATCGATCGGGGCGGGTTGGCGGATGTTGGGGACAAGAGACATGGTTCAGATCCTTAGACCGAGTAAAGCGGAGGTGGTGATGCACCGTGGTGGGTGCGCTCTTGATTGTAGTTTTCTTGCACTTCCTCGGCGCGTTGGATCAAGCCCGAGCGGCGTAAATATCTCATAGCCATAGACACCGTGTCAACGAGATCGTCATGCTTGGCTTTTGGGAAGCGAGCGCACTGTTGGATGACCTCGTCAGCCCATGCCTTATCAGGCGCGTAGACCAACTTGTCCTCGAACAGATGTTGCACCGAATAGAGCCGAGCGATCTTGTCGGTGGAGCCTGGGTCGTCAAGCTGAACGCCGAAGTCCTTTCCCGCGTAGAGCCGCCGCAGTTCTTGCGCGACTGGGATTCCCGCGGCCTTGTTCTCGATCAACACCTTGTCGGTCTTAAACTTGGTGCATGTGGCGGCAACCTTCTCGACCACCGCGGCCAACTGCAACCGCTCTTGCCATGCGTAGATCAGCATGAGCTTCGGGTGGGGCTGTTTGTAGGTCCGCTCAACCTGATAGCTTGTGCCGCGCTTGGACGCCTCGGCCACCGGATCCTCGGAGAAGACGCCCCAAACGGACATGGCCGTGTAGTCGTTTTCGGTCTTCTCGGTGAACGCGGTATCGACCGCGGCCACGATGAAGTCGAACGCGGGAAACTGATCCTTGTTCTCCCACAACTGCCACATCGACTGCTTGATGATGCCGGAGCTATCGTCGGTCGGGGTCTGTTGGAACTGGCCTGAGACGGCGTAGGATCCCATGATCTTCTTGTCGCGCTCCACGACGTGCTTTGGGAACCGATCGGGGAAGTACAGCTCGCCGAGCTCTGATCGTGGATCCTCGAAGCCGAGCATGGTCGGAGCGGCTCGATCGGGCGAGTACTCCATCGGTATCATGATGTGATCCCAGAGCCCAGGCTGTTTGGTCAGAGCCACGCCGCTGAGATCCTCCTCGTGGAGCCTCTGCATGATCAGGACGATGGCGGATCGATCGGGGTTGTTCAGGCGGGTTGGCACCGCACGCTCGAACCAATCCACCGTGGTCTGCCGCATGGCCTCGGACGCCGCGCTTTCGACGCTGTGAGGGTCATCGATGATCACGCGGTCACCACGAGCACCAGTGATGGAACCCGCCGCTATGGCCTGTCTGAAGCCCGTGGCTGTGGTTTCAAATTTTGTTTTGGCGTTCTGGTCGCCTGTGAGCTTAACGGTATCGCCCCACCGCTCTTGATACCACTCGGACTGAACGAGCCGCCGCATCTTGGTCGAGTCTCTGATGGCGAGATCCATCGAGTGCGAGGCGCAGACATAGCGGAGGTTAGGCAACCCCGCCGGACCCCACTCCCACGCAGGCCAGAAAACATTAACGATTAGGCTCTTCATTGCGCCAGGCGGCACGTTGATCAGGAGGCGATTGTAATAGCGTTCGTCGTCCACCATGACGCCGTCGGTAATGGCCTCGAGGCTGTCGCAGATCAGGTCAATATGCCAGTTGTGGACATACTCTTGCCCAGGCTCTACTACGTGCCACGCTTGGGCGATGAACTCGGAAAGGCTCGATGCACATTCAACCTTCGAGATCTCGCGGAGCGATGCCTTAACATCGATGCGCTTCCCGTCGATCATGATGTACTCGTGCTTCACTGGCCTTCAGCCGCGGCCAACAGAGCCGCCTTGATAGCGTCTCGAGCGTCAGGGTCGAGATCTTTTACGTCGATCGTAACGGCCTCAATCTGAAGGGCTCCACCGTCGCGGCCAGTGACCTCGGTGAGCTTACGGTCAGCGTAGTCGTCTCTGAACCGCGAAGCCACCATGTGCTTCCAAACGCTCGCGTTGAAGTTGTTTGTCATCATTCCGGTTTGACCCGCAGACTCCCACCAGTCTTGCGAAAGTTGTTTCGCGTGCGCGAGAGCCGCCGAAAATTCTGGGTGCATTTCTTCCCAATAATCAAAGTTTGAACGCACCGTATTGCAAGCCACGGCCATTTGCGTAATTGATTTCCCGAGCTTCCCTTGCTCAACAACCGTGGTGCAATATACTGGATCGTATGTCGAAGGTCTGCCAACTTTTGCCATGCAACGCCCCTGATTTGTGGTGCAAAGCATACGGCAAAAGGAAGATATCTTCAAGAGCCCCTTAAGTTCGCGAAGTTACCCCTCAATTCGCGAAGTGCTAGTTAAGTTCGCGAAGCCATGTCTGCTTTCTCGATTGCTCCGCGTTTTGTTCTGTACCTAATTTTTTTGCCCTCCCCGACCGGATACCACGACCACCATGAAGATCCGATAGCATGGAGAATAACGCCAACCATGATTTCATCGACGTAGACGCCAATCTCAGTGCTCCCACGCGGGAATTTAGTTTCACGAGCAATGGCGTGTTCATTGATTTGATATTGTTTCATTTCTTAACCCTTCCATTTTTAAAACGTTTTCATCTTCCTTTAAATGATTGCACCGCTGTACCAAGCGTCCGAGAATTCGTACATTGCTTCTACGCGAACATATCGGCCATTCTTGATCTCCCCATTGAAGACCCGCGCAAAGTGACGGCCTCGAACGTAGTGCCACTCATCTTGATCAGGCAGATCGTATTTGAAGGGACGCCCTTTACGAACGTCCGCTACACCGAGGTTGAAGAACTTGGAGTTTAAAACCTTATTGATGGTTACGCCGTGTGTTTTGACCTGAGCCATGATTAACCCCAATCCTTGAAATCTGTGTTTTCTGACCAACCCTTGAGGTACTCCCAATACTCTGGCGTACCATCTTCGATCTGCACCCGTACACCACCATCAAGGTAGTGCGGGTTAAAGCCACGCCCGTAGTATGAATCTGCGGATCCACGATCATATGCATTTGTCATTTCTTCACCCCTATCCATTGATTTTTTTTAACATCTATTGTGATTGTGTATGCACTTTTGATTCTTTTTGCTTCGCTTTCATTAAATGCGCGTGTCCACCCCTCGCACTTGTATATCTTCTTTTTGAGATCAATCATTGTTTTTGCTACAATATTTGTCATTTTAAATCTCCTCTTAAATAAAGCTCGCGCCGGATGGGCGAGCAATGATTGTCTGTTTCACGCCCTCGCGGACGCCGTGTTCTTTGATGGTGGCGGTCACGCGGATCTTCTCGCCCTTGGCAATGATTTGCCGTGAAGCATCGCCGATCAGGATAGACGAGCCCTTGTGAACAAACACGTTACCGTCTGCATCCTTAAAGCAGTTGATGTAGGTCGTGCCGAACGTGCCATCAAACGACGTCACGAAAGCAACGGTCAAGTCAAACGAGCGGCGTTCTCCCACCGTACCAACATGAACTGATAGGGCATCAGCGGCCTTCGCTGCTGCACGGCGTTCTGCCTGCTTTGCAATCGAGTTGCGAACTGCTGCAGCCTGCTTTTCGGTCAGGCCGCCGAATTCCTCAATACTCACCCAACAAGCGTCGATGAAGCTCGCGCCCTCGAGCTTACGGCCAAACCGATTGAAAAAATCAACCTGATTATCAGAGACGCGATCCACAACAAAGTTGATCAGGGTCTGCGCATCTTCGTGAGCCGCTAAAAACCGCTTACGACCGCCTATTTTACGGTTTGCCTTGATGTTGCGATCGATAGCCGCCTCGTAAGCAACTTCGTTTTGAATAAAACCAACCATTTTAAATCTCCTATTTAGGGGGACACCGCGTCCCGCCCAATCCTTATGCCACGGTTCGATTACCTATGCAAACACTTTTTTATCTTTATTTAAAATTAATTGACACCTTCTCTGCAAACTTTTTGAAGGCGTCCCAAAGCTCGACGGTCGTCGTCTCCCATATTGGCAACCGCCTCCAATCACCATGCCCTTCGATTTCATATCTGCTATGATCAATTTTGACCTTCGCAATCGGGCGATCATTGAAATAGGCATAGATCGGGCCCGACTTGATTGCCGCGGCCAGATCGTCTGCGCTCTGTATCTCATCCTTTGTGATGAGCGATTTATATTTGATATTCATTATTACCTCCAAAAATTATTAGGGTCACTACTATCGCACCCAAGTGCCACCGCTCGCCAATACAAAGCGTCCAAATAGGCCGCAGTATCATCTTCATCGCAATCATTTTTACGATCTTCGATATAGTCAACAAAATCGTTAATTTCATTAACCAGTTCATCAAACGACGGCGCAGACAAGGTTCTCTCGGAACCATCGACCTTCACAGTTGCCATTGGTCCTTCGTTTGGAAAAATCGTAATGCACCCATGAAAGGCACCATTGATAATGATGTCCCATACTGGGACGCCGTCTTGAACCTGTTTTGTTGTAACTTGCATTTTCAATCTCCGATTTAATAAGAAAGGTAATTGGGGGCCGGAGCCCCCTCTCACTAGAAGTTAAAATCGTAAAAACGGCGTGGCGCGTCTGCGAGAACGAAACGTTGGCCGTGCTTATCTTTCCACTGGCCTTTGCTGTTCAGACGG